CGTTCTTCTGTTCTACTTGCTGATTGTGTTATCGTTCTCACTTTTGCTTTGCCATTAGTTATTAATGACTTTATTGATGCCCTACCTGATGCAGACATCCCAGTAAGTGTTTTAAACTTATATGGCGAATCAGGTGCATTCTTACTGCTTTTAACACCTTTGACGCCCTTGTCAACAAATCTGTAATAATCAGCAATGTATAATTCTAATGTCACTTTGCTACCATCAGGAACAATCTTTTGGCTTAGGCTTGATGATAGCTTACCACTGTTTACTAATTGCTTTTGTCTTATTGCTTCAGACACATTCTTTATAAACTCAATGCCATAATATTCAAGCAGATTGTTAACTTCCTTTGACTCGTATTTTTCAAAATCAGATTGACCAGTTTGATTTAACCAGTCTAAATTCTTCAATTGTGCTTGTGTTATGGTTTTATATGCCATTATCTTTTATACTTTGCTAACAATTTACGTTCTTGTTCAGCGTCTAATTCTCTTTTTATCTTTAAGTAATTCAAATCATTTAAAAACTGATACACTGGTAATTCCCAAACCTCATTCATGCTTATACCTTCAAACTCTGATACCATTTTGCAGTTATAAATCCATCCGAAAGACTTTGAAAATGATTCAGTGTGTCTGTCAACTCCTTCTTCTTCTCCGTCTGACTTTCCAAATAATCCTTCAAATTGATTATTGATTTGCTGAAAACTGCCCAAAAAAAAACACTGGCATGATAGGCAACTTTAAAATCAAGTTGCAACATATCATTGGCAATGTCGGCATGGTCACGTTCAGTTATCACCAATCCTTTAAAACTCAACTTCATTGGTGTTGCCATCGTTGCCATTATCTTATGCAGATTACCAATCAAATCCTCGCTGAATGTGGCAACCTCTACATATTTTCCAGCATTGTTTGGCTTCTTTGCCATGTCATAATTCAACCAGTAATATTTGCCATTTGCCTTAACTATCTGTTTTGGCTTTTCAGCATCCATCTTTTTTGTCAAAACCTCAAACTCTTTATTGATGGCATTGCACAATTTGTTGAATTTCTTAATATTCATCTTGTTGATTTCAGCTTCACTTTTGCCAGTTAAAGATTGAACCAATAGTGATGCTCGTTCAATCTCATTGACATTATACTGTGAAATCTTGTACAATTCCTGAAACTTCTGAATACTAATTCTCATACCTATATATGTTTTTTTTGGTTAAAACTACCCTATAAACTAAATAAATCTATAAACACCCACATATTTATTCTCTGTTTTACATTTAACTGCTAATGCCAATGCATTCACACAATCATCGTGAAATCCTGATGGTGCATTATAACGCACTCCAGTTGATGTGTATTGATACTCAAATATGTCAAGTTCTTCTTTAATCATTCCGTCAGGAAAGCCAACCTCACCCTTGTGAATTGTGGATGCAAGTAACTCCATCAATTGTTGCTTTGATGCTGAGGTATATTTAAACCCAGTCATTGAATTAAAGTGTTTCTGTAAATCTTCAGTAATGGCATCACCAACACCAGTGCTATCAATGAATATCGGTTTATTTCTGTCTAACGTTAGTATTGTGTCCTTTGTCTGCTTCCAATCCTTCTGAAACCTATCAAAATGACAAACATGTCCATTGTGGTCAAGTCCTATTATGACCGTATAGTCAAATGATTTTGCCAAATCTATGCCGTAGAATGCAGCTTGATTAGTTGATTGTGGTTTGATACATGCGTTTATGTGACTGCTTCCGAATGGATTAGCAGCATTTTCCATTGGATTAGCCATGTACTCTTGTTCAAATACTGCCATTGGTAACTGCATCTTTGCATCTTCAACCTCTGCTTTGTCAATGTATGGATTATCATAAGTGCTGAATTTGAATGATTGCCAGTCATTCTCACCTTGTAATCCTTTCAGATATAGTGAATGAAAATAGTTTTTGCCTTTCGGTGTTGATAGGAATAGTGCCTTACCTTTATAATCCGTTAATGTAGGTCTTATTGAATTCAACCAACCATCTTCTAAATTAGGAATAAAGGATGCTTCATCAACGACTACCATATGAAATTTCCGACCTCTTAAATTGTCCAATCGTTCACCGGTGAAAAACTCCACAGTTCCGCCATTGGCAAAGTATATTATTAAATCCGATTTGTTGTTTTCAAATGGGATTACTTTAACTAACTTTTCAAAGAATGTCTTTGCTAACTTATATGTTGGTGTGATATAGGCAACGTTGTTGCCCTTTAATGCTTCCGATATTATTTCAACCTGGCTTAATTCAGATTTGCCAAACCTTCTGCCACACATAACAACTCTAAACCTTGCTGAGTTGTCAAGGATTGCTTGTTGGTTAATATGTGGTTCAGATAGTTCAATTCTCATAATATTGTTTTGCCTTTGACAAATACCACCTCTATTTTGCCATTAGACTCAATTGTAGCCGTTTCCTTCGGTTTTCCATAAACTCTGGTCATAAGTGTATCCAAAGAATACAAACTGCCATTTTTTAGGCTTTTAACCATTGCACCAGCAACAGTCTTTTCAAGTATCGTTGATTGTGGGTTATCAAATACTTGCTTCAGTTCATCAATGGTCATTGCCATCATTGCCTGAATAGTATCATTTACTTCAGATAGTTTGTATCCTGATTCCTTTAATAAGGTGACATACTTCTTTGGTCTGCCATTAGGATTGGCAACTTCACCCTTTTTGAATTGATGTGCAATAATATCTTTTTTTGCCATGTGTGCTATTATTGTGCTATTTTTTTAGCTAATTGCTTCAATTTCTCAATGTATAAAACTGCATCCATCAGTTCCTCTTGCAGATGGATTAAATAATCATCATTATCGTTTTGTTCTAATGTAGTACCATATTTCTTAATCCCTAATTCAGAACGGTGGTTAAACTTATCAATTACTGATTGTACTATTTTATCGGTCATAAATTTTCCATTATTTTATGAAATAATTTTTTTGCATATTCCCACCCTATAATTGACAATACTATTGTTATCATTGTCTTTGTTTTAATTGTTCTCTAATCCCTCAAAATCTTCTTTCCTAAACTTCCAATTTGCTATTTTCCCATTTTCATCAATATCCATTATAATATAATCTCCATATCCATTTTCTTTAGGGTATAGAGTTTCGGGAACATACCCATCTTCAAACGAAATAACAACATTATCATTACTATCTAATAATTCATACCCACAACAATCAGCAACCTTATAATGAATATTTGCTTTAACTCCTTTATCCCAATTAGTGATTATTCCAGTATCAATGTCTATGTGTGGATTCCATATGTTCCCATTTTTACAAGGAACATATAACCCACTTTCTGTATCATCTTTGCCATCTATTACAGAATCATCCCAATATCTTGGTTCTGCTTTTACTACCATAGTCTTTAATTCTATTTCTTTTTCAATTTTTACTTTTACTTTCATTGTCTTTGTTTTAATCTATTTATAAAACATTTTGTCTTATAGGGAACTTTACTGCAAGTTGATAGCCATTTAAAAAAAGATGGAGTAACCCCTTTTGGGACTTTTAAAATATATTCTGTTTTTATTTTTTTATTTGTATCTGGTAAGCTCCATAAAATATGTGTTTTTATAAACTTATTCATTCTCTTGCTTTTAAATGTTTTGCAACTTCTTTATACTTTGTAAATATTGTAAAATATTCCCCATTCTTTAAATAAACTTGACATTTTTCGGGATTTACTTCAGTATCGTTATCATCAATAACTTCCCTTACTGCACATATCTCATTAAAATCAATAAGTATTTCAACATACATTATATGCTCATATCCTAAAAGTTCTTCATCTCGTTTGTTAGTTACTTCTATTGTTGTTTCTATATATGTCATTGTCTTTGTTTTAATTGTTCTCTATACCATTTAATTGCATTATTCCAATGAACTACATTACCACCATTTATTTTATGTTTTTTAACATATTCCCAAGCACCCTTCTCTATTTCCTCATCTGATATTTCGCCATAACTTGTTTTATTTTCTTCTTTTGGCAAGTCATCACTTCCCTTACTTACAAATGTTTCTTGATATACTTCTTCTATAGGTCTTCTCATAAACACATGACCATTATAATCAGCATCTGCATAATCTTCTATATAATTTTCTGTAAAAGATACTATCTCATTTTTATGTAAAAATTTTGCTTGTTCAATAATTTCATCATATCCTAATTTAGAATTGCCCATAATAAAGGAATGTAGTTCTTGTCTTAACCATTCTATTGATGTTTGTTTGTTGCTCATATTGTTTAGTTTTTGGTTTACAAAGTTGTTTGTTTATGTATTTTGAGTAATAAATTTATTACTTTTTATTTTCGTGGTCTTTAAATATTAATAAACCCCATGCAATTCCGATTAAACTGGATAGTACAAATTCAAATAAATATATTTTCCACATATTAAATAGACTTTAACTTTAATTCGTGTACGTGCCGAAGGTAATCCATAAATTGTTTCTTATCACCAAAATCAATATGGCATTCCCTACATAAAGCCATTAGATTAACAATAGTATCTTTGACTTTTGAACCACCCATACCCCTACAATCTATGTGATGAATATCTACTGCTCTTCGGCCACAATTTTCACATGGAATAAAATCAGTTATATCGTAACCAAAGTAATTCATGTATATCTTTGTGTGCAGCTTCATACTTTACTCCGTTTCTTTTAACTTCTAATGTTGGGTCTAATTTAATCATTCTATCTATAATAACCTGACAATATTTAGGTTCAAATTCAATACCATAACAAATTCTATTTAATTGATGAGCTGCAACCATTGTGCTTCCTGAACCTAAATAAGCGTCTAAAACTAATTTAATACCAATTTTAGAATGTCTATCCGCATATTCAAAACACCAATTCATTATTTCAATAGGTTTTTGTGTTGGATGATTTTTTTCTTCTTTATTTGCTTTTGCTCTTGCATATTCTTTTATTCTTAAAGCATTATTAAATGATGTCCATGCCATTTCGCCATCTGCTAGACTGAATCCTCTTT